TCGTTCTCGTGGTTCCTGGATTGGAGAACACAGATCGCCGCCTTCAGGACCTTCCTAGCCGCGAGGAGGGGCCAGGCCGTCCCCTTCTGGCTTCCCTCCTGGAGGCAGGACATCTCCCTGACCGTTGACCTGATCTCCAGCGCGACAGTGATCACCATCTCCTTCTTCGGCTACACGAAATTCATGTTCCCTGACATGGCTCGGCGCCATGTGGTCTTCATCCTCGCGGACGGCTCCAAGATCTACCGGAAGATCACTGCATCCCTGGACAATGGGAACGGGACAGAGAACATCACCATAGACTCCACGATAGGAGTGGCAGTCCCCGCCGCTACGACGATGGTCTGCTTCCTCCAGCTTTGTCGGCTTGCGACTGATGAAGTCTCCCTGGAGTGGCAGAGCATGAACTTCGCAGAGGCTACCCTCCCCATCGTTGAGATCCCCAGGGAGGTCCCATGACCTACGCCGCAAGAGAAACCAGCCGATACAGTGGGCTCCCGTATGAAATCTACTTATTCTCCAGCGTCACTGAGAACTGGAGGATGACCTCAGGGGACATCGACAGGACCTATCTAGGCCAGATCTATTCAGCCACAGCCATGAACAGGACCGAGATCGCCCAGGACCAGGAACTCTCCAGCGGCTCCATCAAGGTGACGGTCCCCAGGACCTGCGACCTAGCCTCCCGCTTCGTGGCCTACATCCCTTCCACCCCTGTCTCCCTGGTGATCTACCGTGGGCACGATGGGGACTCAGAGGTGGTGGTGAACTTCACAGGAAGGATCGCCAGTGTGACCTTCGCGGATGAGTGCGAGATCGAGGTGGTCCCAGAACAGCAGGTCCTGCGGAGGCAGGTCCCCATCCAGAAGTTCCAAGCGCAGTGCAACTGGGTCCTTTATGGCGGCGGGTGCGGGGTGGCGAAGATCGGATTCCTGACCCCAGGGACTGTCCTCACTGTGTCTGGGGCTGTGGTCACCATAGCTGCCGCAGGAACGAAAACGAATGGGTGGTTCAATAACGGCTATCTGGAGAAGGGGGAGGAGCGAAGGATGATCCTGTCCCACACTGGGACCTCCATCACGCTCATAAACTTCCTGGCGAACCTTGTTCCTGGGGACAGCGTGAACCTGTACGCGGGATGCCAGAGAAACGCCGATGACTGCACCCGCCGCTTCAATAATCTAGTGAACTTCTGGGGGTTCCCCTGGATTCCCACGAAGAATCCATTCGGTGGAGGGCTTCTCTGATGGGCTTCTGGTTCGCATTCTTCCTACTGGTAGCCACGACAGTGGTGTCTGCCCTCATGCAGAAGCACCCGAAGGACGCTGTTGCGGCTGGGGCTGGAGAGTTCACTGTCCCCACTGCTGAAGCAGGTCGCCCCATCCCCGTGGCGTATGGCACCGTGAAGCTTCAGGGACCGAATGTGACATGGTGGGGGGACCTGGTCGTGCAAGCCCTCACCCAGAAGTCGGGAGGCTTCCTGGGCATCGGTGCGAAGAAGGTCGCCACTGGCTACCAGTACTTCGCAGGGATGATGCTGGCTCTGTGCCACGGGCCCGTGGACTCGATAGTCCAGATTCAGGTCGGTGATGTGGAGGTAGATCCCCACATGACCCAGACTCCCATCGGGATAGATCGCATCAGCGTGGCGATCAATAACCCAGAACTATTCGGAGGGAATAACAGGGAAGGGGGCATCGCAGGGACAGTCTCCTTCTACAAAGGACTCACGACCCAGCTTTCTAACGCATACCTCACCTCCAAGCTGGGGAGGACTTCCCCTGCCTATCACGGGCTCTGCTACGCAGTCCTGGAAAGGGTCTACCTAGGGACCAGCCAGTACCTGAAGAACTGGGCTTTCGTGGTGAAGCGGTGCCCGAACACCCTCGGGCTCACAGGGGGCCAGGAGGCGATCCGGTGCCAGCCTTCCTCCTATTCGAACCTCAGCGTGGGGAACGGGACCATGACGGGGCTGTCCCTGGGCTATCTCTCCTTCACCGACATCGTGACCGTGAAGGCAACCGATGCGACTCACTTCAATGTCACCTCGCAGTCTGGGGCGTGGTTCGGTGCCGCTGTCGCCACTGTGGGGGTGGCGTATTCAGGCTATGGGGTAGCCTTCACCATCAATGCGGGGACCATCCCCTTCGCCGCTGGGGACACCTTCTTCATCCAGAGCGATGGGAACTACGATGCGAACCCAGCTTGCGTGGTTTATGACCTGATGACCTCTGTCACCTATGGTCTGGGGCTCCCCCCATCCCGCTTCGATATCGCCAGCTTCCAGACCGCAGGGAACACCCTCTACACCGAGGGCTTCGGGGTCTCCTTCCTGATGGACAGATCCACCACAGCCGACAACATTCTTTCGGACATGGCGAGGACCTGTGACTTCGTCCTCTACACCGACCCCGCCACTGGGCTGTGGACCATGAGGCTGGTCCGTGCGGACTACTCCCCTGCTTCCCTGGTGGAGTACACCATCGATGACATGCTGGAGGCTCCCCGCTTCACCAGGGGCTCGTGGTCTGAAACCGTCAACGAGGTGAAGGTCGAATACATCAGCCGAGTCCAGAACTTCTCCACCCAGATCGCCCAAGCCCAGGAGCCAGCGAACTACGCTGTGCGCCAGGAGCTGGTCTCCGAGACCTTCAGCTATCACTCCATTTCGAACAATGCGATGGCACAGTGGATCGCCAGCCGCGAGGTGAAGACCCATTCCTACCCCCTCGCCCACTTCACTGTGAAGCTGAACAGGAAGGGCTGGTCCCTTCGCCCCGGCTCTGTGTTCAAGCTGACCTGGGCTCCTCCTTCAGGTCCCACCTTCACGGGGCTGGTGGTGCGGGTCCTGGCGATCCGCTATGGAGACATGGGGAACCCTGGGATCGAGGTGGATGTCTGCGAAGACATCTTCTCGATTGCGAACACTGCCTACACCACAGACGCCCCCACTGGATGGGTGCCCCCCATTGATCTCCCAGCACAGGCTTCGGCCCAGTTCCTCTTCGAAGCCCCCTACCATCTGGTCGGGGAAGAACGCTGGTGCGTGGCTGTGGCGGCCCGAGGAGACCTTACCTCCTATCAAGCCGAGGTCTGGGTGAACGAGAGTGCGGGGTACTTCAGATCCACACTGATGACGAATATCACCCCCTCGGGCTCCCTGTTGAACGCCTTCAATGCCAGGAATGCGATGGACGATGGGGTGGGCTTCACCATCGCCTCGGGTGGGGTGGACATGAGCAGGCTGGTGGCAGAGACCACGAACTCGGCCGGCCGATCTTCTGGGAATAACCTAGCCCTCTTCCAGGACACGGGAGAGATCGTGGCGTGGACTACCTGCACAGACAACCTGGACGGCACCTTCACCTTCTCTGGGGTCCTCCGTGGAGTCCTCGACACAGTCCCCGCCGACCACGCTTCCTCAGTCAGGGTCTGGTTCTTCAGCGAGGGCTGTTGCACGACCAAGGACACAGCCTACCCAGTCGCCACGCTGGTTTACGCGAAAATGCTTCCGATGAACTGGAAGGGGACAGCCCCCATCGCAGGGGCGACAGAGGTCACCCTGAACATGCCAGGGAGACCCTTCGCACCGAACCCTCCAGGGAATGTGAAGATGAACAATCTCGGCTACGCCAATTGGCCGACTTCCACCCTGAGCGATGCGGTCCTCTCCTGGAGCCACAGGAACAGGATCACCCAGGGGGTCAACGGGGCGATGGTCTCCCAGGACACGGCTGGGACCTACACCATCGAGGGGACCATCACCGTGGAGGTCTATGTGGGAGGGGTGCTGAAGCAGACCTATTCGGGGCTCACAGGGACCTCCCAGACCTACACCGCCCTCCAGCGGATAGCAGATGACACAGACGGCACGAAAGCCGTCACGATGAAGATCAAGCCAATAGACGGGACCTACACCTATTTCGGGACTGTCCGCACTACGCCGCCGTTCACCATGTCTGGGTTCGGCATGACTTTCGGGAATCTCTTTGGAGGTAGCCAAGCATGACGAACACTCTGGGACCTAACCTCGGCCTTCTCGTGAACGCGAACACAGGAGAAGCCCACGATGCGAACCTTCGGCTGTTCCTGAAGGGGATCGACTGTCTGACCATGCCGAATGTGAAGGGCTACCTGACGAACACCCCGCCAGGGTCTCCAGTGGATGGGGACACATACATCATCGGCGCCGCCCCCACGGGGGTCTGGGCTTCTTCGGCTGGCAAGGTGACCCGCTACTCCTCCCTGGCTGTGGCGTGGGAGTTCTACACCCCGAAGAACGGCTGGATGCTGGGTGATAACACCACCCGAGCCCTCTACCGCTACACCGCTTCAGCGTGGGAGGTCTTCGTAGGAGCGAAGGCAACCGTCACGGGCTCCAGGGCTGGAAACGCCGCCCTCGCCTCTCTTCTCACAGGACTCGCCACCGCAGGGATCATCACTGATTCCTCGACGGCATAGGAGAACCCATGAACCTGAACTACTCCCAGACAACGGGGCGCATTACGAAGGACGATGGGGACCTGGTCACAGAAGGCTGGGCGGGGAATGGCGAGGGAAAGAATAATCCAGCCATGCAGGGAGTCCACTCTGTCGGACCTCTTCCGCAGGGGGTCTACCGTGTGGACCCTTGGGAAGAACAGCACGGGCACCTCGGACCGATAGTCGCCCACCTCTGCATGATCAGCGGGGACCCGATGGGGAGGGATGCCTTCTTCATCCACGGACCCAGCATGGGTGAGAACTTCGGGCAGGAGTCCAAAGGGTGCATCGTAATCCCGCGCGAGGGCAGGAAGTGCGTGAAGTGCCTCCAGCCCGATACCCTCACAGTCACCCCGTAGGAGATGCCATGTCGCACGGCAACGAGCCGACCCCACGCTACGGGTCTCCCATTCCTCCCATCCAGCCGCAACCCCATGTTGCGACAGACCGAACAGGCCGACGCATGACCGATGTACAAGCACGAGAACTCACCTTCCCTGTCGCAATGGACCGGATGGTCATGTGGCTGATCGCAGGGCTAGTCTCAGCGGTGGTCGCCCTGGTCGGATGGCTCTGCCTTCAACAGCAGGAACAAGGGAAGCTTCTCGTGAAGATGGACGAGCGTGGGCAAGCCACGAAGGAGCAGATGACCATCCTCCATCAGGAACTGGAACGGCTCACCCTCACCGACAACCGTCTATCGCTCCAGCTAAACAAGCTTCAACTCCAAGCTGCCGAGCATGGCTGGAAGGGGGTGGGAGAGTGAGAGACCTCCTCGCTGGGCTGATCAATCCCGAGCAGAAGGAGCAGGATGTGAAGCTTCTCATGTTCGGTGCTGTGGCTGTCTTCGGGTGCGGGAAGCTGGCATGGAGCCCGATTGATGCGAACTGGGTGAACGCTTGGTACGGACTCTGCGCCCTGGTCGGGCTTGGAGGTGCGAGCTGGGCGGCTGTGGACAAGTGGAAGGGCGGGAAGAATGCGACACCACCAGCCACGCAAGAGGGAACACAGGACAAGGAGGGGAAGCCATGAACCCGAAACTGACGGCATGGATCGCAGGGGTGGTTCTGGTCTTCACCTCAGGTCTGGGGCTGGGGTGGAAGCTGTGGGGGACGAAGCCCACGAAGGTGGAGACCTATGCCCCTCCAGTGGTCCAGCAGGATGGGAGCGTGGTCCTGGAGAGGAAGCCTCAGGCAGACGCAAAGCCAGCCCAGCAGATTCCCAAGGGGGGCAAGGTGGAGCGAGTGGTCCAGGTCGTGGTCCAACCGACCCAGCAGGTCCCCAGCCTTCCTCCAAGCGGGGTGCCTTCAGTCCCCTCCGCATCAGGTGCTTCTCTTGAGCCAGCCCGTCCTCCCTGCCCCCCTGTGAGGGTGGACCTCACGCTGGTGAGGATGCCCGATGATTCCCGCCGAGTGGTGGCTTCCAGCCCTGATGGGAAGGTCGTGGGGGGCGTGGACATCCCAGTGACCCCTTCCGTGCCTCCTAGACCCCTCCTGTGGGCGGCTGGTGGGCTTTACAGCGTCAAGGACAGGGGGGTGGGGGTCTGGCTGGACAGGGACCTCGCCTTCGCCAGGGTGGGAGGGGAGATCATCAGGACCCCCGCCACCTCCACGGGTCTTCCTGCACAGTGGACAGGATCTGTCCGTTTAGGGCTCCGATTCTAACTTGTGACCCCCTCCCCCTCGTTTTCATGCAAGGGGGCCAGGTCCGCAGGTTTTTTCTTGTTTAGCGGTACTGTGCTGTTCAACATGACCAGCAGGAGGAGGGGAGCGTGAACTGGGAAACGAAATTCGGGCTATGGGTCCGAAACCACGGTGTGGACATCCTGTGCCAGGAACTGGATGTCACGAAGAACGCCATCTACCACTGGATCGCTGGAAGGTCACAGCCTCGCGCTGAACACTGCCAGAAGATGATCGAACTGTCCCACGGGGGTCTCTCCCTGAAGGACATCCTCGATCACGCAGGGTCCGTCCAGCAGGGAGACCCCGTCACGACCTGATCTTCTTCCATCACCACCAGCAGGAGGAGCCCTCGGACCTCCTGCCCTCTCACTGACTTCCGAGAGTCACGCTCAGGAGGAGAACCATGAGCACGGCACATGAACACGCACGAATGGCTATGAGGGCGGCCGTCAAAGCCCTTGAAGGGGAGGCACCTCCCACGCTGGAGGACTTCAAGGCGGCCAGGGATCTGGCGAAGTCCGCTTTTGAGACCCTGAAGGCTTCCTACGATCTCCTGTCGAAGGGGATCAATCAGGTGATGGAGGACGAGGTGGAGGCTCCACCAGCCTCCCCTTCTGCCCCCCTCTTCACCGAGGAGGGGCACCCCCGCCCCGAGGCAGATCTCTCGATCCCTGCCCTCCTCTGCAAGCCTTACCCAGAAGAGGGAGCCCTGGATGTGGAGATCGTGGGAGACCCCGCCACGCAGTTCTGTTCCCTCCTGGATGAGTGGGAGAAGGCAGGATTCGAAGAGGGCCGATCCCTGAAGACCTTCATCCAGATGAGGGACCTCTGGTGGGAAGAGTTCCAGAAGGACATCACCCCCGAGAAGCAGGAGACCCTGGGGCTCCTCAAGTGGGCGATGGAGAATGTCTCGGGGTGCTGGTGCGATCCCAAGTGCGCCCTGGACCTCCAGATGCCCTCCCCTGGAGAGGAGGTGGCGAATGGCTGAAGCCCAGCTAGTCACCCCACAAGAGATCGCAGAGAAGGCAGAGCGTGAAGCCCAGCTAGTCCTCACTGCGGCGAAGTCCTTGGTCATCGTTTCAGATGATGACTACCGAATGGCTGGTCGTGAGTTCGTGGCGATCAAGAACATGATCAAGGATCTGGAAGCCCAGCGGGTAGCCATCACGAAACCGATGGATGCGGCGAAGGCGGCTGTGATGGATCTCTTCAGGCGCCCGAAGGAAGCCTTTGAAGCGGCTCTGGCACTGAGAGAGAAGCCGATGGTCGCTTACCAGAGGGAGGTGGAGGAGAAGCGCAAGAAGGCAGAGGCAGAAGCCAGGGCAGAGACTGAACGCCTCCAGAGAGAAGCCAGACTGCGTGAGCAGGAGGAGAGGGACAGGCTGGAGCAGATCCGCAAGGACGCAGAGGAGGCTCAACGCAGAGCCAGCAGTGCCTCCTCCCCCCTGGCCGCTTTCCTCGCCAAGAAGGAAGCCGCTGAACTCACCCAAGCCGCCGACCAGCAGGTCCAGGTCGTGACCGATTCGATCCGAGAAGCCGTCACTGTTCAGGCTGTGGTGGACTACATTCCCAAAGCCACAGCCGCAGGAACGTCTGCACGCACGAACTGGAAGTTCCGCATCACTGACCCCGACCTGATCCCCCGCCAGTGGCTGGTCCCTGACGAGAGAGAGATCGGGGCTTATGTCCGCATGCACAAGGACAAAGCAGTCATCCCAGGAATCGAGATCTACAACGACATCACCATCGGAGGACGATAATGGCTAAGACCCAGACCACCCCCACCACTCAGGCTCCTGCTGCCCCCCAGCCGCCGCAGAATCAGCCCACCCCTGCACCCATGACCCCCGCCACACGCCCCCAGATCCCGAACGAGATCATCCACATGGGCATGGACACCGTCCAGGGGTTCGAAGCGATCCAGAGGTGCGCCAGACTGCTGTCTGCTTCCCCCTTGGTCCCCGAGATCTATCGTGGGGCTGATGGTCTCCCCTCCTGTGTCATCGCCCTGAACATGGCGACACGCCTGAAGGCAGACCCTCTGATGGTCATGCAGAATCTGTTCATCATCAAAGGGAAGCCAGGATGGAGTTCGAAGTTCCTGATCGCCACCTTCAATCAGTGCGGAAGGTTCAGCCCCATTCGCTACGAGTTCCAGGGCACTGAAGGCAAGGATGACTGGGGAGCCCGAGCCACTGCTGTGGAGAAGGCAACAGGGGAGAAGCTGGTCGGGCCCCTTGTGACCATCGCCATCGCGAAGGCAGAGGGCTGGCTCCAGAAGAACGACAGCAAGTGGAAAACCATCCCTGAGCAGATGATGCGATACCGTTCAGCCGCATGGTTTGTGAACACAGTCGCCCCAGAACTGGCGATGGGGCTCCCCACCAGTGATGAGGTGGAGGACTTCATCGAGGGAGAGACCATCCCCCAGAAGACCTCCCAGGGACGGCCTTCCGCCGGAATGCCCACCCCCGTGAACGACTGGGGGATCGAGGATCTGGAAGCCCTGGAGGACCTGCTGGATCAGGTCTACCAAGTATTCAAGGCAGGAGGGCTGGCGGGGCAGTATGAGCCCTACGCCGCGAAGGTGAAGGCACGCAGGAACCAGGAGACCCCTGGGGTCCTGCTGGTGGAAGTCCGCAGTGATCTGGCCGCCATGAAGGGTGAGCCCCAGGACGAACCCGCCAGCATGGACTCCATCCTGGAGGACGGATCGAAATGAGCCGACTGTTCGCTCCTGGCTTCACGCAGGATGACGATCTGGCGGGTCTCCCTTTGTTCGTAGCAGGGGGGGCTCCTGCCCCTCCTGCTTCTCCTCCTGCTGTGGTCCACATCCCGCCTCAGGACCCGAAGGTCCGAGGCACTGAGGAAGAACCCCGCTTGACCCGTCAGTCCCTCGCCATCCTCGCTAGACTCCGCGAGGGTCCTGCATCCAACTCGGACCTGGTCCTGATCGCCCAACGCTTCGGGGCTCGTGTCCATGACCTCCGAGAAGCTGGCTACCCCATCACCATCCTGTCCCGAGATCGAGCCTCTGGGGTCACTGTCTACGCCCTGGAGGAGCCATGAAGGGGAAGGACTGTGTCGAGACCCTGCTGGACATGGCAGACCGCAGGGTGAGGGCTATTCCCATCCGCGAGGCAGAGAGGAAGGTCCCAGACCATCACCTCCGCAGGGAGGTCTCTGCCCTCAGGCTGGCTCTGGTGTTTATGAACACCCCCAGGGACATCCTCCCGATCCTCCCTGAACTCCCAGACCACCTCAGGAGGAAGCCATGAGTTCGCCAGACTCAGAACTTGAAGACACCTTCGCCTTCCAGCTTCGTGTGGCGGGGCTCCCTGTCCCCATCCGACAGTTCCAAGCCATCCCCGGAAGGAAGCTGGCATTCGATTTCGGCTTCCCAGAGTGGAGGCTTCTGGTGGAGATCCAGGGAGGTGTCTGGACGAAGGGGAAGCATGGGAGAGGGTCTGGGATCATCCAGGACCAGAACAAGCTGAACGATGCGGTCCTGAACGGGTTCTACACCCTCCAGTTCTCGGTGAACCACATCAAGGACGGGACTGCCCTCCTGGTCACCCAGAGGGCTCTGAGGGTCCTCCCACGAGTAGGGAGGGCATGATGGGTCGCCCCTGGTTCCCCCTCTATGCGGCAGACCTCCTGGTGGACGCAAAGGTCGCCCAGCTTTCGGACCCGCAGTTCAGGATGCTGGTCCGAGTCTGGTGTCGGTGCTGTCTGGATGGCTCTGTCCCAGCAGAAGCAAAAGCTTTCGCCAAGGTCATGGGGTGCCGCGAGAATGTGGCTCGATTGACCCTCCAATGGCTCGTCAATTTTATATCTATTGACCCCTCAATGGGGGGCCGATTGATCTCTGAACGGATGCACCGTGAAGCCCAGAGATACGAGGCAAAGGTTGAAAAGCTTCGGGCTAACGGTTTGAAGGGTGGTCGTGGGCATAAAGCAAAAGCTTCCGAAATGCTTGTGGAACCACAACCACAACCACAACCACAAAAAGAAAAAGAACAAAAGACCCCCCGCAAGCGGGGACCAGCCAAGCCTGAGCCCACCTCCCTGGAGGAGATCTTGAAGGGAGGGAAGGGCACCCCCTACTGGGAAGCCTACTGGAAGCTGGTGGGCACCTTTGGGGGGCAGAGCAAGAACCCAGCACCCCGCACGACAGCCGCCCTCTACATGACTGCGACAGTCGGCTACCACCCAGAACACATCCAGGGGAAGGCTGAAGACCTGCGAGCTCAGACCAGCGAAGCGAAGTTCATGCCCCAGCTTGCGAAGTGGCTGGAAGGGTGCGGATACGCCACTCCAGACCTCCCGAAACCCCCGAAAACGAACGGAGCGAATCATGCCAGATCACCCCAGCACCGAGCAGAAGTCGATGCCGCTTACATTGAGACCCTTCACCGCAAGCCATCTGCTGCCCCCCTTGAAGCCTTCACCCCCGACCCTGAACTGCACAGTCTGTTCGAATCAAGTCCCACATGATCGTCTGGTCCTCTCCAGAGCCTCGGGGCAACCCGTCACGCCATTCATCTGCATGGAGTGCTGGAACAGGAGCCAGGAGGTCACCAGGAAGGCTCACGAAGCGGCTGTGATCCTGGATGATCTGGAAGCCTGGACCACTGAACGCCTCCACCGTGTGGGGATGTCCAAGCGGGAAACGAAGGCAGATCTGGTGAAGGTTCCACCAGTAGTCCGACAAGCCCTCCCGAAGGAGCCCGTGAAGATCCTCCTGGAGGGCAGGGTGCCCACTGCTGGGTTCGGGCTGGGAGGGAACACCGATGGAGGGAAGACGATGGCTCTGGCCGCCATCCTACGCCGCCATGTGGAGGCTTGGGCACGAAGAGAGGCACCCCTGAAGGGCAAGCTGGAGGACCCGCTGTGGATCAGATGGGTCTCTTGGCCCGATGAGGTCCAGTGGCTCAGGGGTCACGCCATTGATGGGTCCATCCCCGATCGTCTGGATGCCCTCGCAAGCGTCCCCCTGCTGGTCCTGGATGATCTGGGCAGGGAGAGGATCAAGGGCTCGTATTCCGATGACTGGGCGGCTTCCCAGCTAGACTTCGTGGTGAACAGCAGGTATCGGGAAGAATTGATCACCATCTGGACCACGAATGTGAGGGAAGCGGACCTGGCCCTGCTCTACGGGGGCGCATTGATGAGAAGGCTCACAGCAGAGAACCCCCTCACATGGATCGAGAATCTGGGGAGCGCACGATGAAGGTGGACTGGTGGAAGTGCGGAGAGTGCAGAGCCATCCACGGGCCTGAGGTGGAGGCATGTCCCTGTCTCGATGAAGGGGAGCAGATGAGCAAGGGAGAACGAGAGGAGGAGGCTATGTGGGCGGCTGCCGACAGAGCCCTGGCCGAGATGGAGAACCGATGACCCAGCACGAACTTCAGGATGCCCACCTCTACGGATGGGGACCTCCAGGAGCCCCAGGAGAGATCCCTGTCCCTGACGATGTGGCTCAGTGGTATCGAGAGTTCCGTCCAGGGTACTGGGGCTACGTATGCCCCTGTTGCAAGTGCGTCTGGGCTCCTGGCTGGGGAGAAGATCTGCCCAAGTCATTCCGAGCGCATGTGACTCCCTACCTGCGAGGTGGGGGGTGCTTTTTTGAACCCAAAGCCGAAGGGAAAAAATGACACCGCAAGCCTACATCGCAGGACCCTACTCTTCTGTCTCGCCTCAAGAGATCCAGCAGAATGTGAAGCGTGCAGTGTGCGCTGGATGGCTGGCGGCCGCACGAGGCTATCTCCCCATCATCCCCCACTCGATGGGACCTCATCACGGGGTCACATGGGACGGTGCGATGGAGAGATGCAGGAGACTGGTGGGGGACCTGGACCCCCATCGGGACATCCTGGTGACCCTGCCCGACTGGGAAGAGTCCCCAGGGGCGAGGGAGGAGGTGGCTCTGGCTCTGGGGCTCCGAATCCCTGTCCTTAGGCTGGAAGACCTCATGAAAAGACCCACCCTTCCAGGTCCTTACTGGTAGAAACAACGCACATATTAAAAAAAGAACCCACCCTCTATCATTTTTCGTAGGGGGTGGGATCATTTTAGTCGGGGATGACCCCCACTGGGAGACCACATGAACCGACTCACCATGCCCTTCTCTTCCTCAGATGACCTCCAGAAGGTCTCTGAGTTCGTTTCCAATCTTCTCCATCAAGGTGTTCGCTTTGAAGCCCAGCAGGACTTCGACAGCATCATCTTCACCTTCATCCGATAGGAGCCGACATGACCCTCACCGACCACATCACTATCCTCCACTTGATCTCCAACGATGAAGGCTCTGACTTCATAGAGATCGGTTCCATTGACACAGAAGCCCCCACAGCGGCAGTCCTGAAGGCTCAGGAACTGGCACAGAAGCTGGAAGCCGCAAAGCCAGGGCAGGTCTAGGTCTACGACTGGGCAGACAGCGAGACGATCATGGTGTACCCCGCAGAGGAAGGTCAGGTCTATGGGGAAGAGACTCACACTGGAACCTTCACGATAGAAGTGGAGCCCACCCTCCAATGGGTGAGGGAGTTCGGTGCTGAGTACCAGTGCCCCCCCTGCCCCTCCTTCCTGGATGACCAGTCATGGCATAACGACATCTGCCCCTCGTATGGCTATTACAGCGAGGAGCATGGGCAGATGCTGGTGTCCGTGTGGATGGAACACCCTGTCCAGGAGCAGAGAGATTCCCAGGACCTGAAGCGGTTCTGGGCTTGTGGGACAGAAGCCTCTGGCTACCCCACCATCCTCGCCTCTGATGACTTCGAAGAAGTGGTAGCCGCCGCGAAGGAATCACTGGAGCGCACAGCCGCAGAGATCGGTCTCACCCTCAGGCATCAAGAGACCAAGAAGCAGACACTGGAACGCCTCAGGAAGACCTTCACGCTCGTGGATGCGTGCTGGTACCCAGAGGAACACCCAGAGGTGGATGAAGACAGCATCCCCACAGAAGCCCGTGCGAACGAGATGTCCGAAGAAGCCATCGCCGAATTGAGCCAGATCATCGGACGAGACATCGACATGACCGCAGAACACGCCACCTTCGGGGACCTGATCCTCTGGTGCGAAGACGAGATCGCCACCCTTTAACCCCACCCAACAGGAGCCCACCATGCGTCACGCTTACACTGCCCACCACCCCACCACCTACGCCATGAAGTCCTTCAAGTGGTCCCCATCCAGGACAGAGGAGACGAACTGCTTCCAAGCCTCTCTCACGCGCGAGGGGAAGGTCGTGGCCGCCGTTCATAACCAAGGGACAGGGGGGGGGAACATTCTGTCCTTCGTGAACAACAAGGAGGAAAAACGCTTCCGCGAGTTCTGTGCCTCTCTTGAACCGGACACCTACGAGGAGGCTGGTGAGGTGACCTCGATCCTCATGCCCCCCAGTGGGGACCAGGGCACTGTGGAGGTCACCATCGGTTCCACCGTCTACACCGTGAACTACGCCATCAAAGGGGGTGCGAAATGATGAAGCCGAAGATCAATTCCCAGCATGAGTTCATCTCCATGAGCCTCGGGAACAATCGGACCATGACGGTCTCCCGCTCAGGGGTCAGGGGCAAAGGGAAGATCCCCCAGGAGGTCTTCTCCTTCTGGGATGAGGCTACGAGGTTCAAGCCTGAAGCCCTCCAGAAGCTGGGGCTCCGCACAGATGCCAGGAGCAACATGAACCCCGAGGGAGTCACGATGGGTCAGGTGATCCAAGCCTTCGCAGATCAGATCGACACCATCTGGCCCGAGTGGGCTGTGGCTCCTGCCCTCCCCACTGTCGGCCAGGAAGTCCGCATCTCCTTCGGGAAGAAAAAGGGCATGGACTCAGGGGTGGTGGAGAAGGTGAAGGGGACCATGATCACAGCCCGATTCTCCCGCGAGGGTCTAGTCTCCTTCCCCGCTGACATGATCGAGCAGGGGTAGCCATGAGCGCACAGAATGAACTCTCCTTCTACTTCGGCTCAGACTCCTGGAAAGCCCTCAGGAAGGTGGTGGACCAGCACCTCTCCCTGGTCCCCCTTGCCCCTCTGACCGATGAGGAGACCGCAGACCTCTCCTACATCCAGGAAGCCATGCAGGAGGTGGAGAAGATCTGCACCTATCACCCCGCCCCGCACTATCCCCTCTGGCCCGGAAAGCCCACCCCCATCCAGAACGGGGAGGAGACCCTGTGGCTCGTCTGGTATGGACACTGCCAGCAGGGGAACACCTCCCTGGAGTTCTTCACCCCCGACACCTCCCTGTGCCCCTATGGACCATTCAGGACCCAGGAGGAAGCTGCCACACTACGCCGCCGACTCGTGAGCGCATGGTTCGCCCACCAGGACTGATCCTTCACCATCACCTCGGGGGGCTCATGCCCCCCTTCCTTCTTCAGGAGCAAGCCATGAACAGACCGCAACGCCACCCCTTTCCAGACTGGGAAGTCCGCCCCCGATACGCCCCCGAGAAGGGGATCACGAATGTCTGGGTGAACATCTACATCGGACCCGTGAGCATGTGCCCAGACGCGACCAGAGAGACAGTGCAGGAACTGCGAGCTCTGGCTGATGACATCGAGGTGCTACTCAACGAGAAGGATGTCCACGACTCCACTCCTGAGGACCTGGCCGTCCCCGCCGCCGCCGAAATCGCACGAGATCGGAACTCCCCAGAGGAAGACGCCGCGATGGATCTCCTGGAAGCCACGCAGAAGGAAGCAGGAGCCCAGGGGGTGACCAGTGAGGACTGAAGAGATGCCCCTGGGTGCGAAGGTGATCCGAATCCTGCTGGACATCGCTTGCGCCTTCGCCCTGTTCCTCTTCCTGGCTCCCATCTTCCTGATGATCGCCCACCGCATCGAGGTCCAGAGGGCCGAGAAGAGATGGCAGGAAACCATCGAGCAGGAGAACGCCAAGACCGAGAAGGCTGTGAAGGCATGGCGGGATGCAGTGGAACGAGCGAGGGTCAAGTGAGAGGGGATGCCGAGGTGGTCATCGCGGGGGTCCTTGCCTATGGTCTCCTCATCACGGTGGTGGGCATCGGCTGGTCCATCACCATGGACAAGGAAGCAGAACAAGAGAACCGGAAGAACAGACTGAAGCGGCTCAGGCAGGAATGGCTCCAGGGGGCTCTGACCAGCATCCACGACGATCTGGTGACCCAGGACAGGACCTTCCGAGCAGTGCTGAAGACAAGAAGGCAGGAGCAGGAAGACCTCTGGAACTTCAAGCTGGCACAAGCCCAGGAACTCAAACGCAAGTCCGTCCTGGAGTGCTGGGGCGGGGACATCCACCAGGAGGAAGACATGATCATCACCGAGCGCAGGGAGTCCAGACTGCTCCCCCGAATCTTCTACATCGACATCGCCGCCCTGCTGGACAGAGCCCTGCGGGGTCTGGGGTTCAGGGGGCTCCTGTGATCCCCCACGAGACCATCATCAGGAATGCGATCAAGGCAGGACCCTACCCTGCCGTCCGTTCAGCCGCCCTCGCCTCCCTGGATGCACTGGCAGGGGAGAGGGCGGCCCTCGGGCTGTTCCTCTGGAAGGTGGCAGACCTCCTGGGAGTCCAGCCTGTGGGAGGGTGGCCGGATGACAGCACCGCAGGGATCGTAGAAGAACACATCACCGAAGCGGTCATAGAACTGAAGGCGAAAGCATTCCCACCCATCGAAGAACCCATCACGGAGCGCACATGAGATTCCAGGATCAAGGCAAGCGGGGAGTCCTCCAGAACATAGACCCCAGGACCATCTTGGAGGAGCCAGGATGGAACCAGAGGCAGGACACCCCTGCCCTCACAGCCCACATCCAGTCACTGGCTCAGTCCATTCGGGCTATCGGGGTTCTGGAACCCCTGACCGTCTACATCAAGGGGGAAGAGATCCGACTGGTGAACGGTCACTGCCGACTCGCCGCGGTGAAGATCCTCCTCGCAGAAGGCCAGGAGATCCTGACCGTCCCAGCCAGAGTGGAAGCCCAGACCGCCAACGATGCGGACAGGGTCCTGAGCATGGTCACCCGCAATTCAGGGAAGCCTCTGGAACCCATCGAGGTGGCGGCTGTCTTCAAGCGCCTGGAGGCTTTCGGCTGGGATGTTCATGCCATCTCTGCGAAGTCGGGCTACTCGGAGAACAGAGTGCTGGAACTCCTCAGGCTGAATGCGGCGCCAGAGGTGGTCAAGGAGATGATCCACAAGGGGGAGGTGAGTGCCAGCACAGCGGCGAAGGTGATCAGCCAGCATGGGGCAGAGAAGGCGACCCCCATCCTGGTCCAGGCCGTCAAGACGGCGAAAGCGGACGGGAAAACGAAGGCAAGCGGGAAACACCTCCCACCCAAGCCAGCCAAGAAGCCCGTCACCCCACTCCTGACTCTGGCCGTGACCCAGGAAGCAGAGGAGGCGATCCTGGAGGAGGCGTGGAACCGCTTCAAGTCTCACCACAGTGACCAGTTCAGCCCCACGATGATGGCCGCCTTCAAAGCCTCCATTCTCGGGAGGTCCTGATGTCTGCCCTGATCTTTCATCCCCAGCATGGGGTGAACCCCTCCCTGCCGGTCTGTGCCTTCTGTGGACAGCCCACAGGGGAGATCCTTCTCCTGGGCTATAACCGAGGCAAGGAAGCCAAGCATCTAGCGATCTACAATCCGCACCAGCCCTGCAAGGCGTGCGCCGAAAAGATGTCCTACGGGATCACCTTCATCGAGGCGATCCCCCACCCTGACCATGACTGGGTGCCAGGAGCGTGGATCGTCATCAAGGAGGAGTCCAATCTGGTCCAGAGCATCGAGCCCAAGGAACTGAAGGACCACATCCTGAAGGCACGACAGGCTCTGGTTCCCCCTGCCGACTGGGACGAGATCGGTCTGCCCAGGGAGGACAAGGGATGAGTGAGAACCTGTGCGGGTCCTGCCTCCTCTGTTGCAAGGTGATGGAGGTCCCCGAAATTGCGAAGCTGTCCTGCAAAATGTGCGACCACGCAGAACCAGGGGCTGGGTGCCAGATCTACTCAGCCCGACCTGAGTCCTGCCGTGAGTTCGAATGCCTCTGGCTTCAGACCCAGAAGGACCCCGTGGCGAAGTTCCCAGAGTCCCTTCGTCCAGATCACTGTCATGTGGTCCTGACCACCACCGAGGACGGGGAAGTCCTCCTGGCTCATGTGGACCCATCCTACCCAGACGCATATCAGCAGGGCGGCCTGGGCTCCTTGATCGAGTCATTCCGCATGAAGAGGGAAGCTGTGGTCGTGGTCACCGGGAAGAAGCGGAAGATCCTCACCATCCGAGAGAGGTCTCTATGAACGAGTTCGAAAGTCGGGGGCTCATCCTGTCCCCATCTCACCTCACCCCCTCAATGGCTGCCCGAATTCTCGGCGTGACCCCTTCAGCAGTGCTGGGCAGGATGAAGCGGGGCACCCTCCCAGTGGAGACGCACTGGGGCGTGAAGCTGATCCCCGCCCATGCCCTGATGACTGCCCTGGATCTGAAGACCGAAGGGAATGCGAAGGCGATCATGGACCTGAAGGGCAAGGGCTACACCTTCCAGAAGGTGAGCAAGTGCCGAGCCTGTGGGGAGAAGATCCTCTGGGCACTGACACCCAAGGGGAAGCGGATGCCCTTCAATGCAGGGACCGACAAGCCTCACTGGGACACATGCCAGAAGACGCACAGGGCTGATCCCAAAGGGAGACCATGATGGGACTCTTCGGCTGGGATCTCCCTCCAGGATGCAGGGCTTGTGATCTCCCAGGGGGTGAGCCAGATCCCCCCTGTGAGATCTGCGGGAAGGATGTGGACTCCTGCATCTGCCCCGAGTGCCCTGTCTGCTTCCAGCAGGGGGCTCCCGAATGCTATAACCCGAACCCGACCATCTGTGACAAGGGCACGGACCTGGCCCTCTGCGATCACCCGTCTGGGGCTCACTGTTCACTGGTCAGGACTCAAGCGCAGATTGATTCCCTCGCACAAGCCGAGGCAGAGTGGAAGGACATGGGGAGCGACCATGACGGCTACGATGAAGCATAGATACGCACTGGTCCCTCTCCGACTCATGGAGAGATTCCAGATCAAGACCGACCCCGACTCCTTCATCTCGCAGGAGGTGGGGGACGAGGAGGTGGATGCCCTGCTGGATCAGGGATACCTATGGGTCCGCACTGAAGGGGGGTTCGCCCTCCTTGAACTCGTCCTGGACCCCTCTGCCGTCGTTCTGGATGCCCTCCAGATCTCCAAGCCATGAACCAGGAGCCCCATGTACCACTTCGCGAGATGCACCTCTTCTCAGGGGCTGGGGGAGGAATCCTCGGTGGGCTCCTTCTCGGGCATGTTCCAGTCTGCGCCATCGAACTGGAGGAACACTGTCGGGAGGCTCTGCTCCAGCGTCAAAGGGATGGAGTCCTCCCCTGGTTCCCCATCTGGGATGATGTCCGAACCTTTGACGGAAGACCCTGGCGAGGAAGAGTGGACATCTGTGCAGGAGGATGGCCGTGCCAGGACATTTCAGTCGCAGGACTGGGCGAAGGGCTTGATGGAGAACGCTCTGGACTCTGGGATCATTTCGCAAGGATTATTGGCGAGATACGACCCCAGATCGTATTCCTGGAAAATTCCCCAGCCCTCACTTCTCGGGGGCTGGGAAGAGTTCTCGGAGACTTGGCCGAGATGGGGTATCTGGGGGTTCACGGGGTACTGGGCGCAGACGATGCAGGGGCTCCCCATGTCAGGAAGCGGATGTGGATTCTGGCCTACACCCGTGTCTTCGGATGTGGGAGCGAGGAAGAAGAGATACGCCCAGGGCGGGATGCCCCTGAGCCTAGCCGCCCAGATCTGGCCGACCCCGACATGCAACATGATCAGCGGGGGTCCGAATCACTCCTCCCCACAGGTCCTGGCGGGGAAGCATGGGATCAATCTGCACGGGGCAGTGATCTCCTGGTCCACCCCGAAAGCCAGGGACTACCGAAGCCCCAGAGCCAAGGAACCAGACAGCAGGAACAGCCCAGACCTGAATGTTCAGGTGTTCCTGGAGGACGGCCGGCCGAGTGGTGGGATGTTGAACCCCCTCTGGGTCGCATGGCTGATGGGGTGGCCGCCAGGGTGGGAAGACTCCGAGCCCTTGGGAACGGGCAGGTTCCAGCAGTGGTGCGACTTGCATGGCATGTCCTGCACGAACGAATGAAACAGACAAGCCATGACAAGTGCCCGATCCTATTCAGGGAGCCTGAACCATCACCCCAGGAACGGCGCGGCCCCGCACCTCCTGTCCAGAAGGAGCCTGACCGTGAAAAGCCAACTGGTCCCATATCTGTGTTGCTTTGGCTTGGGCATCATCGCCAGAGAATGGCTTGCCTTAATCCGAATCGCCTTGAAATACATCAGACCGTAACTGTCCACAAGGAGGCACCATGGCTGGGCTGAGGCACGATGCTAAAGTTTGCCGCGATCATGCGAAGTCAGAACTGATCCGCCATTCGCTGGGGATCTTGACGCCTGAAGAACAAGCCGACAAAGACCGGCGCGACGAAGAAAAGCGCATCGCCGCCGCGAAACTCGCCACCAAGGGCAACGCCCTTTTCCCTGAATAGCTTTTGTCCAGGAGATACCCAATGGATTACGACTTCATCACCGACCTTGAGGACACGCTCTCCAGCTTCCCCGGCTTGGAGGACATCACCCGCCGCCATTGCACCCCCGCAGGGGATACCGGTTTGATCGTCATCACCCTTGAGAACGCGCGGAAGTACACCCTGTCCTTTGAACCCGCTTGATCTTGTCCAGGAAGGAGCCTCAGTGAAGTTCTCAACCATCGTTTCCGATCCACCCTGGGCCTACAATGCCCCGGCCCAATTCGGATGCACCCTGGAACACCGTCCCAACCGGGACAAGACCAAGGGATGCCTGGGCGCTGGCTCCAGTTCCCGCTATGGGTCCATGACCATGCCCGAATTGAAGGCACTCAAGGTCGAGGATCTGGCCGAGCCCAATGCGCACCTTTACCTCTGGACCACCAATTCATTCATGGTCGAAGCTCACGATCTAGCCCGAGCGTGGGGATTCGACCCCAAGACCATCATCACCTGGACGAAGTATCGCCATGAGGACGGCCAGCCCTCAATGAAGATGGGCTATTACTACCGAGGGGCCATGGAGCATTGTCTGTTCTGTGTCCGTGGATCGCTCCGATTGATGGGTCCAGCGGCTTCCACGGCACTACTCCTACCCCGCCGACCACACAGCGAAAAGCCTCCCGAGTTCTACGAAATGGTTGAGTCGCAAAGCCCCGGCCCCTACCTGGAAATGTTCTCCCGGCGTAAGCGGTTCGGCTGGTCTGCCTGGGGCAACGAGTTCAACCCCGATATTCAACTCGGCGCTTAACCGCCAATGTCCAGAACGAGGAACCAATGACCTCATTCCATTGTCCCAACTGCTCACGGATCTGGAGCCAGGGCGTGACCCGCGACCACCAGGAAACTTGGTGCTGGGTCTGCCAGGGCAACGCTCACCAGACGACCACCGAGGAACGCGACCTCTACCGCGACAGCCTCAAGCAAATCATGGGCGTCTGCGATCCCAGCACCATGCCATACCGAATCGCCCGTGAAGCCCTGAAACCGTAACTGTCCATCAGCCAGGGGGGGAAGCCTTGATCAAGTGCGCCAGACATGGATGTAGGAGGGAGCCTGTGGAGGGTCTTCCTCACTGCCAGAGGTGCCACGATAGTCGTGAGAAGAGGCTCCAGGCCGCCAGGACCGAACTCCGAAGGCTCAGGCCGACCCCCAGACGCAAGGGCAAGCCCACCCCCAGGATCAAGCCAGACAGGGTGGAGGACCCCGAGTGGCTGGACAGGGTCCGAGACCTCCCCTGTTGCATCTGTGGGCAAGCCCCGCCCAGCGAGGCTCACCACCTCAGGGGAGTGGAGGTGGGCACAGGGAAGAAAGCAGGGGACCACTCCACCATCCCCCTCTGTCTGGACCACCACAGGACAGGACGCATGGGCATCGCCTTCCATGCGGGTCCAAGGATCTGGGAAGCGGCATTCGGCACCCAGAAGGAACACCTCCAGGACACCCTCCTCGCACTGGAGCCTGAAAAAGCCTAAACTCCCCGCAAGGGGGGCGACATGGACATCAGGTTCGACATAGACACACGAGCCCTCTTGGATCGCCTCTCTGCTGCCGTGGGAGGCGATCTTGCGAAAGCCACTTCCATCGCCCTGACGAACACAGCCAAGATCGCACGGTCGAATGTTCAGGCAGAGATGCGAAGGGTCTTCGACAGACCCAAGGACTACACCATCAATTCGGTGTGGATTGAAGCCAGCACCCGCACGAAGCTGTTCGCATTCGTCCGCATCGCAGACAGATCTGGCTCCAAGTCCATCCCAGCGTCCAAGTATCTCCAGCCAGAGATCGAGGGAGGCACCCGCAGATCCAAAGCACTGGAGCTCGCTGTCCTCCAGATCGCGGCACAGCAGAAGGTGGTCCATCTGAAGGGCGTGCTGTCTGGGGATGTTCAGTTCGTGCCAGGGCAAGGGGCAAAGCTGGACGCATACGGGAACATGAGCCGTCCATTTTCGAACCAGATGCTGTCGGGCCTACGAGCCTGGACTGCTGAAGGCTTCAGTGCGAATGAGACAACGAAGTCCAAGAAGCGGAAGCGGAAGGGTGCATCCACGGGCTTCTTCATCGGGCTGATCAAAGGGACCTTCGGGGTCTTCCAAAGGTTCCAGGGTGGAGCAGTGCGCCCTGTCTTCGTGGCTGTGCGGAAGCCTCACTATCGGGTGCGCCTCAGGTTCAACGAGGTGATCAGGAACACATGGGAAGACGAGTTCCCTGATCAGTTCAACAGAGCCGTGAGCCTAATCCTGCTCAAGAGACAGGGATGAGGCAGGGGGCTCTGTGTCCAAGGGCTCACGCCCTACCCCTCCCGCCTCGTGTAGGGGCACCCAGGACGCAGGGCAGGGCAGTCTCGATCAGGTCCCAGACGCACGAGGAGGGGGCACCCTCGCCCCCCCCCCATAGGTTCTTCTGGCGCATCAATGCCTCGGGGGTAATTGGAACCCCGGTGGTTAGTTAGATAACGACTCGCAACGCTTGACTTGATTTTGACCCCCTGGAGCATCTATGGCAGACACCCAGAAAGCTACCCCACGAAGCTGGCAGAACAGGATCATCGGGCATGGGGAGGAGGCACCCGACCAGCTTCTGGCGAACCCGAAGAACTGGAGGGTCCACCCAGCCGCGCAACAGCAGGGAATGGAGGCAGTCCTGGACACCGTGGGCTGGGTCCAGTCGGTGGTGGTGAACAAGCGCACGGGCTTCCTGGTGGATGGACACCTCCGGGTGACCCTTGCCCTGAGGAGATCCGAGCCGATGATCCCTGTGGTCTATGTGGATCTGGACCCCGTGGAGGAGGACCTGATCCTGGCGACCATTGATCCCCTCGCCTCCATCGCCAGGACCGACCAGGCCAAGATCGCAGAACTTCTGGCAGACATCGGGAGCGCAGACATGGCGGCGGGGGACATCGTGAAGATGATCGCTGAAGACGCAGGTCTGATCCCAGCTTGCCTCCAGGATGCCGACTCGGAGTGGAAGGGAATGCCCGAGTTCGAACAGGAGGACCAGCTTGCCCACCGTCAGGTCATCGTGTCCTTCTCCTGTGATGAGGATGCGGACAGCTTCTTCAAGCTGGTGGGACAGAGCGTGACCCCGAAGACAAAGTCCATCTGGTATCCGAAGCAGGAGTCCCTGAACCTCAAAGCCCTGGAGGTGGTCCATGAGTGATCCCCATCACCCCCAGTTCCCTCTCTACATCCCGAGCAAGGGGCGCCACGAGTACATGATCACCAGTAAAGCCCTCACCCAGATGGGGGTGCATCACTTCATCGTGGTGGAGCCCCAGCAGGTGGAGGACTACCAGAGGGCCGTCAAGAAGTTCGACCTGATGACCACCGTCCTCCCCCTGGACCTGACCTTCAAGGACCGCTACGAACTCTGCGATGACTTGGGTCTGACCAAGTCCACAGGACCAGGACCAGCCAGGAACTTCGCATGGGAGCATTCCATCAGCTTGGGCTTCGACTGGCACTGGGTCATGGATGACAACATCGTGGACTTCCACCGATTGAATAAGAACCTGAAGATCCGTGTCCATGCCCCTGTCTTCTGGAGGGTGATGGAGGACTTCTGCCTCCGATACGAGAACGTGGCGATGGCTGGTCCGAACTACGAGATGTTCGTGCCCAGGAAGGCGAAGGTCCCACCCTTCGTTCTGAACACGCGGATCTATTCCTGCAACCTCATCCGAAATGATGTCCCCTTCAGGTGGCGGGGACGCTACAACGAGGACACCATCCTGAGCCTCGACATGCTGAAGGCTGGCTGGTGTACCGTCCAGTTCAATGCCTTCCTTCAGAAGAAGCTGAACACCCAGACCATCCCTGGGGGGAACACCGCCGAGTTCTACCACGCAGAGGGCAAGGTGAAGGACGGGGAGAAGTACGCGGACACAGGCACCCTGGCGAAGTCCAGGATGCAGGTAGCGGTCCACCCTGATGTCTCCACCCTTGTCTGGCGGTTCAAGCGGTGGCATCACCTCGTTGACTATTCAGGCTTCAGAAGGAATCGTCTAAGGCTCAAGAAGGGGCTGGAGGTCCAGGCCGATCCCAACGAATACGGGATGACGATCCAGAAGGTGGCGAATGCAAAGTGAACAGGAACGCCAGAAGATGATCGTGAAGGCGAACCGGATGCTGGACCAGGGCTTCTGCCTTCAAGCCATCAGCGCGGAGGTGGGGGTTCAGCTTGGAGACCTCATGGACCTGTGCCGAATCCTTGGGCAGCAGAGGCTCCAGCAGAGGCACGAGAAGCTGGTGGTCCACCAGGAGGGTGATCCATGTCAGTAGGGATCGAGGAGATCTGCCGAGTCCTGGCGGGGCATGGGAATCCACCCCTGACTCCTGAGCGTGTGCGACAGCTTGTGAACGAGGGCATGGAGAAGGACGGGCATGGGAAATACGATGCCGTGCGGTGCATGTTCTGGTACTTGGGCAAGGTCAGGAGGATGGTCTCCCACAAGGAGACAGAGAACGATGACGGCTCCTCTTCGGGGATCAGGGGAGAGAGGAGGCGGCTCCTCTCTGCTCAGGCAGACACCGCCGAGATGGAACTGGCGAAGGCACGGGCCGAGACCATCAGCATGGAGGACCATGTCCGAATCCTGTCGGAGCTGGTTCAGGAGACCAAGGGACGAATGATGTCTATCCCCGCCAGAGCCGCCGCTGATGTGGTGGGGGAGACCTCCCGCGTGATGGTCCAAGCCAAGATCGAGAAGAGGGTGAGGGAGGCGATGGCTCATCTGGCCGAAAAGAGCCCCAAGCCAGCCACAGAAGTGGAGAAGCCGAAGAGGGAAGTGAAGCCGAAGCCCAAAAAGGAAGAGAAGCCGAAGGTGAAGAAGAAGCCCACACGCAGGAAGCCTGTGAGCCGCTGATGTACCAGACGCACCCATCGGCCCTGGCCGCGCTGGACCTCGCCCACGAGCAGGTCCGAAGGCTCTGGGAACCTCCTCCCGACATCACTGTCTCCCAGTGGGCAGAGGCGAACAGGGTCATGCCCAGAGGAACCACCTCCCGACCTGGCCCATTCCGTGCGGAGAAGTTCCAGCGGGAGATGATGGATGTCTTCTGTGATCCCCTGGTCCACAAGATCGCAGTGATGAAGGGGACGCAGATCGGATACACGGATGCGGTCCTGAACAACCTCATCGGATACACCATAGACCTGGACCCGAAGCCGATAATGATGGTTCTTCCTGGTGGGGATGTGGTCAGGGAATACGCCAGGAAGCGGCTGAACCCGATGGTCGAAGCCACTCCCTGCCTCAGGTCAAAGGTAAAGGAGGCGAAGTCTCGGGACGGTGGGAACACCCTGAAGATGAAGACCTTCCCAGGGGGCTTCATCAAGCTGGCGAATGCAGGGTCTGGGAAGGATCTCCGATCTGATCCCATCCCCCTCCTGCTGTTCGATGAAGTGGACGGATACGAGGACGATGTGGGAGGTGAGGGTGATCCTCTCCAGATCGGTGAACGGCGAACTGACCAGTACCCTGACGCGAAGATCCTCTACGGTTCCACCCCTGCAAAGCCGAAGGGCTTCTCCAAGATCGAAGACCTCTACGAGAGGTCAGACAAGCGGCGTTTCCATGTGCCATGCCCCTACTGTGGGCACATGCAGGTCCTGCGCTGGAGGGACCAGAAGACGAATGTCTACCGACTCACATGGGAGAAGGATGTGGAGGGGTATCCCATCCCCGAGACTGTCCGCTTCATGTGCAACGGGTGCGGGGTGGGCATCGCTGAACACTTTAAGCAGAGGATGCTGGACTCCGGGGAGTGGCTGGCAGAGTGCCCTGGGCGTGAGATCGTGGGCTTCCACATCAATGCACTCTACTCACCCTGGAAGGAGAACTGGGCGATCCTGGCGAAGGAGTGGCATGAGGCACAGGGGAACCAGGAGAAGCTTCGCGCCTTCATCAATCTGAGACTCGGGGAGACCTTTGAGGAATCAGGGGACAGGCTGGAAGCAGAAGGTCTCGGAACCCGTCTGGAGGAATGGCCCGAGGACATCATCCCTCACGATGTGGCTGTCCTCACTGCTCAGGCCGATGTCCAGGGGAACCGGATCGAGGCGACCATCGAGGGCTGGGCGGCCGGGGAACAGTCGTATCTGATCCACAGGGAGGTGTTCTGGGGTGACCCATCCACTGACCCTGGGGTCTGGGAACAGCTTGAGGAGTTCCGCTTGAGGGAGTGGAAGCACTCCTGCGGTGCCATCCTGCGCCCGATCATTCTCGTCGTGGATTCAGGAGACCAGACAGATGCGGTCTACGACTATGTCCTCCCTCGGCAGAACATCAGGGACAGGGTCTTCGCCATCAAGGGGGTGGACTTCCATGCGAAGCCAGTGCTGGTCCAGGATGGAGCCAGCAAGCGTCACGCCATCCGACTGTTCACGGTGGCGACCCATGCGGCGAAGGAACGGATCTTCTCCCGCCTGAAGATGAACAAGCCAGAGCCAGGACAGCCCTATCCTCAGGGCTGGATTCATCTGCCCACCCATCTGGCGAACGAAGAGTATCTGGCACAGCTAACCTCCGAGAAGAAGCTGACGGTCACCGACAAGAAGACCAGGGCTCGGAAGGTGGTCTGGGTGAAGACGCACACTCGGAACGAGGCTCTGGACTTGAAGGTCTACGCCCTGGCCGCCCTGTTCATTCTCCAGAACCACATCGACCCAGTGACCTTCAGGGATCTGGGAGCCCTGGCCGCCGCCATCAGGGGGGAAGTCCCACTGGCGGGGAGGAGGACCAGGGGCATGAGGTCTCAGGCTGGCGGGTGAGCGATTCTGTGCTAGACCCCCAGGGGTGCCTCCCTCTACCTTCTCGGCATGGCTGGAATCGACCTCACCATCGCACAGGCTCACCTCACCTCCTGGCTTGCGGCAGAGACTGCTGTGGCGGGGGGCCAGGCTTACACCATCGGGAACAGGACCATGCGCTTCGCAGACCTCCAGCAGATCAGGGAGCAGATCCAGTACTGGGACGGCATGGTCCAGAAGTTATCGGCTTCAGGTGGACAACGAGGCATGAGGGTCCGAGGCGTGACCCCCTGCTAGACTCGACTCGGCGGTCGCTCCCCGCCAGTGGCTGGAACTCCTCCCCAGCCGAGCCCCCCCCTTGACCGGGGGGGGCTTTTTCTTGGTGAGCGAATCTGTGCTTCAGGGCTCAAGTGGTTCCGGCCTATCGTTTGCGGGAATGGACTGTGGGGGACAGCGTGCCAAAAGATGATCGGGGAATCCTGAAGGTTCGCCCCAACCTGCTGGACCGTGCCATCTCTTATTTCGACCCAGCCCGAGGTGCTGAACGCATCAGGAATCGGGCTCAGGGTGGGATGTTCGACGCTATGGTGGGGGCTTGGACTGGAGCCCGAACAGATCGCAGATCCATGATGTCCTGGGTCACTTCTCCAGGATCGGCCAATGCCGACAGCCTTGTGGATCTGCGACTTCTCCGACAGAGGTCCAGGGACCTGATCAGGAACCAGCCCCTCGCAGGAGGTGCCATCGCCACGGTGGTCTCCAATGTGGTGGGCTCAGGGCTCACCCTCCAGTCCAGGATAGACAGGGACTTCCTGGGGCTGGATGACGAGGCTGCCGACCAGTGGCAGGAAGACGCCGAGAGGGAGTACTGCTTCTGGAGTGAGTCCACAGACTGCGACATCACCCGCACCCAGAACATGGCAGAACTCCAGGATCTGGTCTTCCGATCCACCCTGGAGAGTGGGGACTGCTTCACCCTTCTCCCGATGGTCCCTGTGCGTGGGAATCCTTATTCCACGAGGGTCCAGATCATCGAGGCAGACCGAGTCTGCAATAAGACGATGGCGGCGAACTCCACGACCCTGGCTGGTGGTGTCGAGATGGACTCCTATGGCGCCCCCGTGAACTACCACATCCTCCAGAGCCATCCTGGGGACTTTATGAACTCCAAGTCCTGGGTCTGGGAGGTGGTCCCTGCCTTCGGTGCGAAGACGGGTCGGAGGAATGTCCTCCACCACTTCCGCAGGACACGCCCTGGGCAGAACCGAGGCATCCCCTACCTCGCCCCAGTCATCGAAGCCTTCAAGTCCCTGGGCACCTATTCAGACGCTGAACTCCAGGCCGCTGTCGTGTCGGCCCTCTTCACTGTCTTCGTGAAGTCCAACGGGCCTGGGCTCATCCCTGGGCTCCCTGGGACCATGTCCGCAGAGACTGGGGCAACGATGCAGGACTCGGACCTGAAGCTTGCCCCTGGAGCAGTGGTGGATCTGGGACCAGGGGAAGAGATCCAGATCGCAGATCCCAAGAGACCGAATGCGAACTTCGACCCCTTTGTCCTGGCTGTCCTGAGACAGATCGGGGTCGCCCTGGAAGTCCCCTTCGAAGTCCTGGTGAAACACTTCAATTCGTCCTACTCGGCAGCCCGAGCCTCCCTGTTGGAGGCGTGGCGGTTCTTCAGGGGTCGGCGTGCGTGGCTGGCTTCCTCATTCTGCCAGCCGATCTACGAGACCTTCATGGACGAAGCAGTGGCGGCCGGCCGCCTTCAGGCTCCAGGATATTTCGCAGACCCTGCCATCCGCAGAGCCTACACCCGCGCGGCTTGGATCGGGGACAGCCCTGGACAGATCAACCCGAAGGACGAGGCAGATGCCGCGAAGCTTCGGCTGGACATCGGGGTCTCGGACCTCGCCACCGAGACCCCCGCCATGACGGGTCTGGACTGGATGACCACCCATCGCCAGCAGGTCAAGGAGAGGCGCATGAGGCTGGAGGCTGGGCTGATCCAGCCCGTGGCTGGTGCGGCGGCTCCGAACATGACTCACCCTGGGGCTCCTTCAGCCCCTGAGGGGGAGGACCCGAAGGAGGAGAAGGGGGACACCAGCGAGGACCCGAAGGCTCCTGGGGAGAATGCCGAGATCCTGCGAGCTCTGAGTGCCCAGACCCAGTCCCTGGTCTCCATCGCTCATGCGGTGAAGTACCAGGAAGACCCTGCCCCTCCTGCCCCCCAGCCAGCCCCAGACATCACGGTGAACTGTCCCGAGGTTCAGGTAGGAGCCCCGCAGATCCACATGCCAGAGATAACCGTCACGATGCCCCCCGTCACCCTCAATGTGACGATGGAAGCCCCTGCTCCAGGAGCCCCATCATCGAAGACCATCCACATCCAGCGCGGACCTGATGGATCAGCCCTGGGCTACACCGTTTCGGAGGAGAAGCCATGACGCTTGGAATGAACACAGCCCTGAGGAACACCCGCGTGACCTGTGTCCTCACGGACCTGGACAAGAACGCCTCGGCGGGATTCGTGGAGATCTACTCAGGAACCCGCCCCGCAACGGGGGCAGGAATCGGCGCGGCTGTCCTGCTGGCTACCTGCCCTCTTTCGAAGCCCTGCGGGACCTGCACTGGAGGAGTCCTGACCTTCTCGGCCATCTCCAACGGGACCGGAACGGCTGGGGCTGGGGCTGGGCTGAATGCTACATGGTGCCGCTTCAAGGATGGGGCGGGGACCTTCGTCCAGGATGGTTCGGTGGGTCTCAGTGCTTCCGACCTGAACCTCACGGGCTCCACCCTGATCGCCACTGGGCAGACCGTCACCATCTCCTCGGGCTCCATCACTGAGGGGAACGCATAAATGGCCGCCCCTGTTGCCGCGAAGGTCACGCTCCCGACAGATGCTGGGAACACTGGGTCCAAGGTCAGGACCCAGACCCGCGTGGTGGGGGCAGACACCGTCCACGAACACTTCTTCATTCCCATCTCCAATCGGAGCAAGCTGGGGAACTTCAAGGTCGCCCTGGTCCCTCCAGTGGCGGTCCCTGCGGCTGTCCACAACGGGACCACGACTGGCTTCCTGTGGCTGTTCAATCCAGTGGGCTCTGCGGTGAAGATGGCGATCAAGAGATGCACGATCACCGACCAGTTCACTGCCCTCGCCGCAGACCTCCTGGCTGGTGAACTCAGGGTGAACCTGTTCACCTTCACAGGGACTGCATCGGGTGCCTCCCTCACCCCTGGGAAGCACGATTCGACAGACGCCGCGGCTGTGGGGAACGCCAGGACAGCCTCCACTGGACTGACTTGCACCCTGGGGGCGTGTGTCCTCTCCCGCATGTACCAGACGATGGATCTGGTCACTGGTGGAGGTGGGCACTGGTCCCCCTACACCACCGAATGGAACCCTGGGACAGAGGACGAAGAAATCATCCTGCGTCCTGGCGAGGGTCTGGTGTTCTGGCATGCGACCGCCGTCACCGCAGGGAACCGACGCCTGACGGTCAACTCCGCGTGGGAAGAAATCGAGTAGCCGATGGCTGATGTCTGGGGACCTCTAAACGATGTCGTTCCCACCTCTCTGGGCGATACCTTTGAGGCGGTCCCGGCAGCTTGGGCGGCTCCCCCCTGGTTCCCCCTGCTGGGCTACCAAGAAGCCCCAGAGGGTGGTGGGGTCGTTGGGGATCTGGTGGCGGTCCTGGATGGAGCCTCCGCTTCCCTGGCTGGGTCTGCCAGGGTCTCGGGGTCTATCGCATCGTCCCTGGGTGGGGGAAGCCTCTCGGCTTCTGGTTCCGTGCGTGTCTCTGGGACCTTCGCATCGGTGCTGGCGGGTGCCTCCGCGAACCTCACAGGAACGGTCTCCTCTGCGGCTGTGGTGGGCGACATCCTCTCCACCCTGGGGGGTGCCTCCCAGACCTTCTCGGGCATGGTCCTGGTCTCGGGCTCCTTCTCCTCCACCCTGGGAGGGGCATCCTCCACCGTGTCTGGATTCGTGGGGGTCTCTGGCACCTTCACCCCGTCCCTGTCTGGGGTCACCTCCTCGCTGTCTGGATTCGTAGGGATCTCTGGCACCCTGGCGATCACCACAGCGGACCTGGCCCTCTCCCTGGCGGGGCTGGTCAAGGATGTGGGGGCTCTGGCTTCCACCCTCCAGGGAGCCTCGGGGAACCTCTCGGGCTCAGTGCTGGTCCAGGGAGCCATCTCTGCGACCCTCGCAGGAGCCACAGCCTCCCTCACTGGCACGGTGGGCTCGTCAGGAGTCACGGGGACGATCTCCAGCACCCTGGGAGACCTTCAGGGCTCCCTCCTGGCTCAGGTCTCGATCTCTGGGGCTCTGTCCTCTGGGGCTGGTCCTGCCTCGATGTCCCTGGCTGGAGTGGTCACCTCCCCGCTGGTGGGGTCCATCTCCTCCACCCTGGAGGATGCCGTCCTGCTCATGGAACAGACTCCCCCTGGGGTCCAGCAGGGCTCAGGAGGGGCGGGGTCACGCCGAAGGGCTGGAGGGAGGCTGGTCTGGGTGACGGCTCCCCTGCCCCCCTGTGAAGCGAATCTGTGCGTTGTCCTGGCTGGAGCCTCTGCGACCATCACCGGGAAGACGATCAAGCCGTCTAAAGACATCAGCATCGAAGAACTCATCCTGCTCCTGGAGGTCGCGTGAAGATCCTCAACATCCTGACCGAGCCCTGGGCTCTAAGCGCAGAGAAGCTGGGGGAGGTGATCTCTGTCTACGGTGCCCACATCAGGGGACCGAAGATCGACTTCCAAGCCATCCAGAAGCGGATGTCCCTGGGAGGTGATGCACCCCAGCCCCCCTACGACCTCGTCAATGGCGTGGCAGTGATTCAGGTCCAGTCCGTCCTGACCAAGGGGACCACCCTCTTCTCCTACCTCTTCGGTGGGACCAGCATGGCGAGGACTCAAGCGAACTTCCAGCAAGCCATCAGCGATCCCAGTGTCCGCGCGGTGGTCCTCCATGTGGACTCCCCTGGGGGTTCAGTGGATGGCACCCAGGAACTGGCGAATGCGATCTTCCAAGCCCGTGGGCAGAAGCCGATCATCGCCCTGGCCGATGGGATGATGGCTTCAGCGGCCTACTGGGTGGGCTCTGCCGCAGACCGTGTCTACATGACCTCCGACACGACAGTCATGGGTTCAATCGGTGTCGTGGCCGCCCATGTGGATGTCTCCAAAGCAGAGGAGCAGATGGGCGTGAAGGTGACTGAGATCACCGCAGGAGAATACAAACGAATCGCTTCGAATCATGCCCCCCTCTCGCAGGAGGGCAGGAACACCATCCAGGACCAAGTGGATCAGATCTACGAGGTCTTCCTGGGTGATGTGGCGAAGCATCTGGGCACCTCCCCTGAGGATGTCCATGCACGAATGGCGAATGGCAGGACCTTCATGGGGAAGAAAGCCATCGAAGCGGGGCTGGCAGACGGTGTCTCTAGCCTCTCCGCTTTGGTCGGACAGCTTGCCCAGGGTGGTCTGAAGTTCGACATGGGACGAAGGGCTTCGGTAGAAGCCCAGGAGCCCACAGTCCCTGAAACGGTGGGCGGTAGTCCCACGACCCAAGAACCTCCCAAGGAGACCCTTATGGAACCCACGAACCCCCAGACCCCCGAGGCGGCTGATCAGCTCACCCGCGAGGAGATCATGGCTCAGGGTGCGGCGGCTGAACGCCAGCGGATCGCTGATGTCCGAGCCCAGTCCATTCCCGGCCACGAAGACCTGATCGAAGCCCTTGCCTTCGATGGGAAGACCACGGGCCCCGAGGCGGCTGTCGCCATCCTCTCGGCTGAACGAACCCTGCGTGCCTCTGCCCTGGCGAACCTCCAGGCTGATGCACCCAAGCCCCTGAACGCCTCCAGCCCCGAACAGCCGAAGGTGGAAGAGACCAAGGAAGAGAACCCCTCCGAGACCGCTGAGAAGGCCAGGAAGTATCAGGCAGAACAGAAGGTCCTCGGCCACTCCATCAGCGCGGCTGAAGCCGTCGCTTTCGTAACGAAGGAGAACTAACATGGCGAACCTCGGCCTGATCAAGTCCTACAACGCTGGCGGTGCGATCACCGCCTTCTCCATCGTGAAGCCCGGTTCCAACGACTACGATGTGGTCCTGGGTGCCGCTGGCGCCGACAAGGTCATCGGCGTGACCCGCGAGTTCGCCGCCGCTTCTGGTGAGCCTGTGGATGTCATCCACGATGGCATCGCGAACCTCAAGCTGGGCGGCACCGTGACCCGTGGAGACCTGCTGATGTCCGATGGCTCGGGCTTCGGAATCGTCGCCTCCGCTGGTGCTGGTACGAATGTCCGCGTCATCGGTGCCGCGATCATCTCCGGTGTCTCTGGCGACATCATCCCCGTTATGGTCGAGGTCGGGTCCTTCCAGGGTTAATCCCTCGGACCTCCTCATCACCCCTTCCCAGGAGAACAAGTCATGTCCCAGACTCCCTTCGTCATCCAGCCCCGCCTCACCTCGATTGCGCTCACCTACCGCAACGAGAAGATGATCGCGGACCAGGTCCTCCCCCGCGTCCCGGTGGAGTCCCAGACCTTCAAGTACTCGCAGTTCACTCAGGCCGATGCCTTCACTGTCCCCGACACGAAGGTGGGACCGAAGTCGGCTGTGAACGAGATCGACTGGACCGCCACCGAAGCCAGTGCCTCCACCCAGGACTACGCCCTGGAAGACCTCATCCCCGGCTACGATGTCCAAGCGGCTCAGGCCGCCCAGCTCGCCCAGGGCGTGATGCCCATTGATCCTCAGGCTCGGTCCACCGAACTGATCACCAGCCTCCTGGAACTGGACCGCGAGACCCGTGCCGCTGGTCTGGTCTTCAATGCGGCGACCTACCCCGCCGCGAACAAGTCCACCCTCGCCGGTGTGACCCAGTGGTCCGACTACACGAACTCCAATCCCGTGACGGCCATCCTCACTGCGATGGACGGGATGCTGGTTCGCCCGAACAGCCTTGTGCTGGGTCAGGCGGTCTGGACCATCCTGCGGCAGCATCCCAAGGTCGTTCAGGCGATCCTGGGGAACACGAACAACGCTGGCGTGGTGAACCAACAGCAGGTCGCAGACCTGCTGGAGATCGACAATCTGCTCATCGGCAAGGGCTGGAGCAACAGCGCCAAGCGGGGCCAGACCCCCACGATGGCGCGGCTCTGGGGCAAGTTCGCCTCCCTGCTCTACATCGACCCGAACGCCTCCAGTGCCAAGGGTGCCATCACCTTCGGCATCACCGGACAGTGGGGGACCCGCATCGCGGGGACCATCGAGAATGACCCCTCCATCGGTATGCGTGGGGGCACGAGGGTCCGTGTGGGCGAAGCCGTCAAGGAACTCGTCCTGGCTTCGGATGCTGGCTACCTCTTCTCTTCCGCTGTCGCGTAGCAGGAGGCACCCATGCCGAAATTCGTCGCGAACTGGCAACTCCAGGGTCTCACTGAAAAGCCCCTGGAAGCTGGGATGGAGATCGAACTGTCCAACGAGGAAGCCGAGTTCTTCCTCGCGGACGGTGTCCTCTCCAGACTGGCTGATTCCAGCACGACCCTGGATGAACTCACTGCGGCTGAACTTGTTCGGCTTGCGGCGAAGGACTTCGGGTTCAAGCTGGACCCCACCCTGGACCACGCTGAACTCCTGGCTGTGGTCAAGGATCTGGGGGAGCGTGAGATCGCAGAGGGTGGGCAGGGTGCCTCTCCGAGCGATGACTCCACCTCACCAGAAGCCCTCATGGTTCAGTACCGAAGCGCACAGAATAAGCAGGTCCTCTCAGACCTGGCCCTGGCGAACCTCGGCCTGAGCCTTGACCCTGAAGAACTCAAGCGTGAGGACATGGAAGCCCAGATCCTCGCCCACTTGATGCAGGAGTAGTCGTGGCATTCTTCCGAGATTCCGATATCGAAGCGATGCTGGCTGGTCTGGGTGGCGTGGATGTTGTCCACGGTGCTGAGACTGGGAAGGGTCTGCTGGATCTGGGAGACCAGATCGTCCTCCAGGGGACCGATATCGGGGTCTCGGCACGAATGTTCGCAGTCACCATCCGGTCCAGTGCCTTCCCCACATTGAAGGCACGAGACACGATCACCGTGGATGGGATCACCGTCAAGGTCACAGACCGAGTCAAGGTAGACGATGGAGCCCTGTCCTCTCTCCAGTGCAGTAGGTAGCCCATGTCCAGTATCCGATCCCAGATCCTCACCTTCCTGATCTCTGCCCTCAATGGGGCGGGGAAGCCCTCAGGAGTCACGGTGGATAAGTACAGGTTGGACTCACTGGAACCCTCCCAGCTTCCCTCGATGATCGTCTACCCGACCCAGGAACAAGTGGAGAGGGCTCTGCCCGAACTGCGATCTCCAGTGGTGAACAGGACCCTGACCGTCCGCATTGAGTGCAGGGCTTCCGAGGCTTCACCAGCCACTCCTGACGAGATGCTGGACCTCATGCTCACTTGGGCAGTGAAGTCCTGCCTCGCAGACAGGACCCTGGGCAAGCTGGCAACCGACACCCAGGAGACTCTGCTGGAGTGGTCGGCAAGCGGTGATCCAGATGCAGACTACGCCAAAGGGAACATCGAATTGACCGTGCGGTATGCGACCAAGACCGTGGACCCTGAAGCCCTCCCATGAACCTCTTCACCCTCTCCCCTGATTCTCGTCAACCCTTGAAGGAGGACTAGCCAATGGCTACCCCATCCACCTCGAACCTCTATCTCGGCGCTGGCGAGATCTGGTTTAATCGTTTCGACACCAGCGGAAACAAGACCCAGTGGCGACACCTCGGGAACTGCTCCAAGTTCGAACTGGACCCGAATGTGAACACCGTCGAGAAGTACTCCAGCATGAGTGGAGCCCGTGGGCTTCTCTCCCGTGCTGTGGTCCAGACGGGTGCCTCGGTCTCCATGACCCTGAACGAGTTCGACCCTGAGAACCTGGCCCTCGCCTTCCTCGGCGTGACCACCGTGGCAGGGCTCCAGACTGGCGGGACCGCGACCGACCTCACGACCGCCCCCGCCACGGCGAAGAAGGGCTACTCCCTCGACACCGGGAAGCGGAAGATCGTGGTCACCTCGGCCAAGAAGTCCCCCAGCACGGCTCTGGTATCTGGCACGGACTACACCTACGACAGCGACTCCGGGCTCATCAACATCCTCCCCGGCGCGACGGCCATCGCTGACGGCGACACCCTGCTCTGGACGGGAACCTTTCCCGCCATCACGACCCCCATCGTCCAGGCCCTGGCGAACGCCCTGCTCATCGGTGCCCTCCGCTTCCGCAGTGCCTCTGATGCGGTGGGTCCTCGCTTCGTGGTGGATGTCTGGAAGGCTTCCATACAGCCCGATGGCGCGGTGGGTCTCATCGGGACCGACTATGGCGAACTGGGCTTCAAGGCCGCCTGTCTCCAGGACACCTCTCAGGCCGCTGGGAATCAGTTCTTCCAAGCCCAGCAGCTTTAGTCCGACAATCGTGGATGAAACACGGGGCGAGGCTTAAACCCCTCGCCCCTACTTCTGGAGGATGGAATGAGTGGAGCAGTGGGACTCGGCGGGAAGCGTTTCGTGCGGGTGGAGAACAGCACCGTGCGGCACGACTTCTGGCTCATGGCTCAGGCAAGGAAGGCTGGGCTGAACAGGATCGAGGCGAAGGCAGGGGGCACCGTGGAGGACTTCGTGGACGAGATCCTGGGCAGGCTCCTGGACTCGGACATGGTCTTCGTCCTGCTGGGTGGGCTCCTGGTCCCTGAGGGGCTGGACATGAAGGACTGGACCCCAAAGGTCGCAGAGGATGTCTCCCGCCATCTGGAACTCCTCACCAGCCAGGAGGACAAGGAAGCGATCAAGCCCCTGACGGCTTCCATGCTCATCGGTTTTTTTCGCTCAGGGATCGCCTCCTTGCGGACTTCCCAGCCCTCTTCTCCAGAGGGAAGTCAGGAGAACGATCCCAGCCAGACAGGGCGGCCGGCCGATGGGGAATAGACTTCGGAGAATGGAACCTTCTGGTGCGTGAACTCGCAGGGTGGGCTCCAGATCGCTACGACCTGGTCCTCTCATGGTCACTGCGAGAAGCACTCCTGGCCTACGAGCAGAAGCTGAAGAAGGAAGCACGAGCCAGCTACTTCCAGGAGACCGTCATCTTCTCGATCCTGGCTCCCTGGACTAAAGAAGCAGGGAAGCCCCCGCAACTCCCCGACATCCTGAAGGACTGACCACATGGCTGGAGCCCCCGACATCCGAGTGAAGCTGTCCGCTGATGGGGTGGAGGAGGTAGTCCGAGCCCTTCAGAAGGTGCAAGCGCAAGCCAAGAAGACCAGCGATGAAGCCAAGAAGGGAGGGGGCGGCTTCAAGATCATGGGCGAAGCCATGAGCGACCTCCAGGGGCTCATTCCAGCCATCGGTCTGGCTGAAGGGGTCAAGGGGCTGGTGGAAATCACGAAGGGGGCTATCGAGTCGGCAGACGCTATGGCGAAACTGTCCAAGAAGACGGGGATCTCGGTGGAGTCCCTGTCGGTCCTGGGGCTGGGTGCGGAACTGGCTGATGTGGGGATCGAGGGGTTGGCGAAGGGTCTGAAGAAAATGCAGGTCGCCATGTACGATCTGGAGACTGGAGGCGGGGCTGCCGCAATCGGGTTCCGACAGATCGGGCTGGGTGCGAAGGACCTCCAGGGGCTGAAGACGGACGAGGCATTCCTGAAGATCGCCAACGCTGTGGCGAAGCTTCCCCCTGGGTTCGTCCAGACGAATGCGGCTGTGAAGATCTTCGGGAAATCAGGTGCGGACCTCATCCCGATGATGCAGGAACTCTCTGGGAGTGGCTTCGAAGAACTCCAAGCCAAGGCGCAGAAGCTGGGGCTCGTGATGAACTCCGAGACAGCCGCCGACGCTGAGACCCTGAACGATGAACTCAAGGTCCTGGAGAAGACCGTGAAGGCGACAGCCCTGTCCTTCGCGGCGGGGATGATGAACAGCCTCCTGGGGGTCACCCGCCAGATGGAGGGGAACGCCGCCGCATCGAAGGACTTTTTCGCCTCGGTGGGAGTCGGTCTGGGTCTGGTGGTGGAAAGTCTCACCACAGGTCTGGAACTGATCGGGCGGTTCACTGGGGCTCTGTCGGTGATCGACTGGTCCAAGCTGATGAACGCTGATGTGATCGGGTTCTTCAAGTCCCTGAAGAGTGAGATGGCGGGGGTCATCGAAGAGATGGACCGCCCCTTGAATGATGCGATCAAAGCCCTCCCAGAGAAGGTCACGAAGATCAGGGCACAGATCGCCAAGCTTCCCCAGGAACAGCAGGGGGAACAGCTTGGGAAACTCACTGGAGCCATGAACCAGGGAAGCGGGAATCGCAGGGACCTGTCCAAGATGGTCATCTCGGTGGACATGGTCGGGAAGACGGTAGACGCCGCGGTGAAGGCTCGTGAACAGGTAGCCGCTGAAGCAGAGGCGACAGCCAGGGAACGAGCCATCAAGCTGTCGAAGGACCTGTCCGCGACAGCCCAGGGGCAAGCCTCCAACGAATTGACCATCCAGCAGTCGAAGATAAAAGCCCAGCAGGAGATGGACAAGGAACTCTATGACGCCCAGATCATTGATCTGGTGGAGTACTACCGACTACGCAGGGAGTCTATTGATGCCCTGAACTCCGCAGAGCTGGAGGCGATGAAGAAGAAGCGGACAGCCATCGCGAATGAGAAGCTAGACCCGAATGATCCTGGCGCCGCCATGAAGAAGGCACAGGAACTCGCGGCGATTGATGCACAAGTCCAGGCCAAGAAGATCGACCAGCAGACCGCCAGGAATGCCATGACGGATGAGGAGAGACAGAAGCTGGAGGATCTGGGGAAGCGCAGGCTGGAACTGGAAGCCCAGATCATGGACGCTCAGGGTCTGACCTACGCCGCCGCCATCGCCAGGATTGATGCCCAAGCCAAGGAACTGAAGAAGCAGGGGATCGACCCCGCCACGGTGGACAAGCTGGCAAACGCCCAGAAGCAGGGGGCACTGTTCAAGGAGAACCAGACCCAAGCTGGGGCGGGGATGGATGCCCTGGGCATGATGAAACAGGGGCTGGACACGAAGGAGAAGGGAGGGGAACTCTTCCCCACTCAGGCCGCCCAGCAGTACCAAGCGGCCATCAATACGCTCCTGCCCACCCTGCGGGAATACGCCCAAGCCATGCGCGATGCGGCGATCACCCCAGAGGAGATCAAGGCCGCCGAGGACTACACCCTGAAGCTGGATGATCTGGCTGTCTCTGCGAACCAGGACGCTATCGAGATGGGGAAGTTCAAGGCAGGTCTGGAGGCGGCTCTGACCTCGGACCTCACGAACTTCTTCACCACGGGCATCGAGGAGGCGAACTCCTTCGGGGATGCCATGAAGGGACTCGCGAATGCCGTCCTGGAATCCCTCAAGAAGATGGCGGCCCAGATGCTGGCGAACATCGCCATCCAGCAGATGATGAAGGCTGTCGAAGCGATGGGATATTCAGGGGGCGGCTATGTGGCGAAATACGCTGAAGGGGGCCAGGTCGTAGGTCCTGGCACTGGAACCAGTGACTCGATCCCAGCCATGCTCTCCCACGGGGAGTTCGTGGTTCAGTCGAAGGCTGTCGCCCAGCCAGGAGTCCTCTCCATGCTTGCGGCTCTGAATGGGGGTGGACTCAGGGGCTCTGCTGGTCCACGCTTCGCCACAGGAGGTCTCGTGAGTGCTTCTGATGTGATGGGGCAGGGAGTCACCCTGGACGCTTCCTTCGGCCTTGACGAGGGCGTGGTCATGCGGCAGATGAAGGCTTACACCAAGAGCGCAGACGGGCAGAGAGACATCATCAAGGGTCTGTCCATGAACCAGAAAAAAGCCAGCCAAGCCATCGGGAGGTAGTCCATGTCCTACGAAACCGGAACAGCGACCAGTGCGGTAGATCTACTGGCGAAGCTGAACACCTTCCTCCTGAAGGGTCACACGCTGTCCCCTGCCTACGCTGGCACAGGGACAGGGCTGATCACGGGGCTGATCGGCTCATCCACCTCTGTCCTGGAGACCATCACTGTGACCTTCACCAGCGCGACAGCGTTTGGCGTGGTGGGCTCAGTCACTGGCTCGATGGGGACAGGGACCACTGGGACCTTGTTCACCCATGCGAAGGTCTCCTTCACGATCACCGTGGGAGGCACTGCATGGGTCAGCGGGGACACGATCATCTTCGTGATGACTCCTCCCTGGATTTCCAAGCGGTATCAGACGGATGTCTCCCGCCTCGCCCTCCTGGGGGACTTCACGAACCCGACCTACCCTGCCTCACAAGCATTCGACGGGACCTACACCACACTTGCCTCGACGAACGCCGCCCTCCCGCATCAACTCGGCCAACAGTTCAGCGCAGCCGTCACACTGACCCGGTTCATCATCACAGGGGGACAGACCCCAGGAGAAACCCCGAAGGACTTCACCATCGAGTACTCGGACAACGGGACAGCCTGGACTAACTCAGGGACCTACACGAACCAGACAGCGTGGGGCGTGGGTGAGGCGAGGACTTTCACCGTCACCGGAGGCTCTGGGGCTCATGCCTACTGGCGGGTCAATGTCTCCACGAACAACGGTGGAGCCTACACCTCCTTCGGGGAACTTGCCTTCTACGATGGAGCCACAGCCTCAGACCTCCTGCCTCGCCCCACCGAAGCCATCTGGCAAGCCCCAGGGAACTCCAACGCAGACCAGATCCTAGTCGGTGCGAGGTACTTCTCGGACATCGTGGGCTATTACAACCTCCAGCTCGGGGGCTTCACTGCCTACTCTGCTGGGGTGGACTTCGGTCTCCAGCCAGGGTCCATCGTAAACTCGGCCACGCTTCACAGCCCCTGCATCCCCCTGTCGAATGCCTCCATGACTTACTGGTTCATGGCGAATGGGAGGCGGGTGATCATCATCGCCAAAGCTGGCACGAACTACGAGTCTGCGTATCTGGGGTTCATAGAGAACTATCCCAGCCCAGGGCAGTGGTCCTACCCCCTGGCTGTGGGAGGCTCGATGGCATTCAATTCCGAACCAGCTTCGAACTCTGCTCTGTGGGCTTATTCGAATGCGGCGAATGCTCACTCTGCCTTCTGGAGGGGCATCCCTGAGACCACGAACACTCTGACCCAGCTTCGCCTCAGGAAGCCCGATGGCGTGTGGCAGGGCTTCTCCTCCACCGCTTACAACGGGACCCAGGGGACCATCTGGCCCTACGCCAATTCCATGACAGATCTGCGCGCGAATCTGGACGGGACCTACCCCCTGCTCCCCATCATCCTGAGCGACTACGCCCCGAACATGTACGGGAGGCTGGACGGAATCTGGGCTGTGACTGGCTACCTCCAGACACCCGAGAACACCATCACCATCGGGCGGGACACATGGCTCGTGATCCAGAATGTGATCAGGAATACCAAAATCGACTTCGCCGCCGTGCGAATGGACTGAGGAGAACGAGATGGCCGCTTCCTACTCAACAGGTGCCGCGACTGGTCCCATTGATCTCCTCCAGAAGCTGGTGGCGTGGCTGGTCACGCAGGGCTGGACTAGCAACATGAGCGTGGCAGAAGGCACAGGCTGGAGGGCTCACCTCTCCAAGGGTTCCGTCTATGTGAACCTCCGAGCCTCAGTGGGCACAGACGCCGCCACGACCACCGTGTGGGCGAACGGGACCTACAACACCGCGACCCTCACCGGGATCTCGATCTACACGGGGACAGGCTACTCGGGCGCGGCTTCTTGGAACGCCCAGGCCGGGGCACCGATTGCAGCGGGGAACAATACCGGGTGCGTTCTGACCTCCTACGCTTCCGCGATGCCGTCCTACCACTTCTTCGACGATGGGTCGGATAACATCGTAGTCGTGTGTGAGAAGACAACGAATGTCTATTCCCACATGGGATGGGGACCGTCACTCACGAAGGCGGGGACCTGGACGGGTGGTGCCTACTTCTTCGGGACGACAGGATCGTTCAACGGGATGACGAATGCTGGATGGGCAGGGACCACCCTCACCGCGAACTGCCCCTTCTCCTATTCCGACGTCGGGGTGTGGTACTGCCCGACAGGGTATGTTCGTGCCGATGTGGACGGGTTCACCTCCAAGTGGCTGGGGTGCGGGGCATCGGTGGCAGGGGCGCAGGGGTACACGGGGAAGTGGTGTTCCAGTCAATACGGAGGCGCGACCGCGATCCCCGTCGAGATCCCGAGCTATGGTTTGGGCGCGACGGTGAACACGGGGTTCTTCCCCCGTTCTGTGTCTGCCCTGAACTCCCAGGCGAACCTCCTCCCCCTTCGAATCTTCTGCCAGCGCGACACCTCTGGCTGGTCTCTGCTCGGGGATGTCCCGAACATCTTCTATTCGAACGGCGTGGGGAACGGGTTCAACACTGGTTCCGTCTATGCGATCAGCGCCCAAAATTACATGATGTTCCCAAACTTCTGCGTCCAGAAATTCGCATAGCGGGGGGACTGTGACTGCCTACTCTGGATTCATCCCCGCCCCTGAACTCTTCCTGCCCCCGAAGGCTGTTTCGGGGAACATGGGGGCGATGGTCTGGGCTCCCACCATGACCCTCCAGAGGGAGTCGGGACCTTCCAGCGGTGGTTCGAATTACATCGGGAACATTTACATCTGGAAGGTCGGGCTGGGTGGGAACTCCTGGACGATGTTCGATGGTGTGCTGTTCGAACGCATTGTCACCATGCCCAGGACCAAGTCCCTGGGCTTCGTGCTGTCGGATCAGACCTTCCAGGTGGAGGTCTGGAATGCCCACATGCAGAAGTTCTCGGTGATGACTGGTATCACGGTGGCGGGTGGAGGTGGGACCACCGTGGCGAACCCTGGGGGCACTCCCCTCCTCTTCGGGCCAGACCAGTCGGTCACCTTCACGGTCTCAGTCCCTGCTGTGGGCGTGGCCGCCCTCAGGGATCTCGTGACATGGGTCTTCACTGGAGAACTGGGGGCAGACCTCCTGGTCACGGGTTCACGCCTCACGCCCTTCTCCTTGGACATCGACTGGAGCCAGGGCTTCACTGAGGTGACCCAGTACAAGACGGCCATCCTGAAGTCCTGGTCCGACATGGAGCAGAGAATCCAACAGCGCACGGTGCCCCGCCCCCATGCGACCTTCTCCCTAGCAACGATGGGAGCCCAGGAGTCCTCGTATCTGGATTCCCTGCTCTGGTCCTGGCAGCACCGCGTGTTCGGTGTTCCCTGGTGGCCGGATGCCTCCATCCTTGCGGCTGATCTCTCCATCGGAGCGACCTCTGTCACGGTCTCCACCACGAACAAAGCCTACACGGGTGGCGGCCTGATCATGCTCTGGAAGGACTACAAGACATGGGAGGTGATGGCGATCACCACCCTGAGCGCAGGGAGCGTTAGCTTCGCTTCGCCCACCCAGTTCCTGTGGAAGGCGGGGACCATCCTCCTCCCCTTGAACCGTGGGCGGCTGGCTAACACCCAAACCCTCACCAGGACCACGAACTTCCTGACCTCTGGCTCTGTGTCCTTCGAAATCGAGGTGGTGTAATGACCACATACCAGACCTTCGAAGTGCTGGAGATCGAGCCCAACGCACGAGAGGACAGGACCGACACCCTAACCAGGACCTTCGTCCGCTTTGACCCAGGGCTGGGTGCTGTGGCTGTGGATGACCGTGGCGGGACTCCAATCGCCTC